CTGCGCCGCCTGCGCCGCTCCCTGCGCCGCCGCCCGCCGCCGCCGCGGCCGTTGCGACCGCGGCCGCGGCCGTCGCCGCGTCCACGCCGCCGCCGCCGCCCGCGCCCTCAGCGTTCCTCGCCAGCCCGTCGAAGGGCGTCCGCCAGTGCCTGTTCATGATCCATCTCCGCCAGTGCGTCCCGGATGTCCTCGTAGGTCAGGCCCGCGCGATCCATGATCGCGCGCGCCAGCGATCGCGCGCCCTCGCGAAACTGCAGCTCGTCGGCGGGCAGCGGCGCGGGCCGCCCGCCGCGCACCCGCACCGCCGGCTCCTCGAGGAAGCCCAGCAGCGCCAGGTCCGCTTTCAGTTCCGGGGCCTCGGCGAAAGCGCGCGCCCAGCCCCCGGCGATCCGCGTCGCCCGCGACGACCCGACCAGCCCGATCAGCGCCTTGAACGCCTCGATCCGCCGCGTCCTCACGCCGTGCCCGCCTCGATCGCCGCCATGTCCCGCGCCGCGCGGCTCACCTGCGGCGCGGCCTGCGCCGCCATCATCGCCTGCTGCTGCGCGGCTTCCGCCTGCGCCAGCGCGTCGGCCTGCTCGCGCGACCGCAGCACCCGCGCCGGCGCGCCGCGCGCCTCGGCCAGCACCTCCACCACCCCGTCGGCGTCGATCCGCTTCATCACCCGCGGGTCGATCTGCGCCAGCGGCGCGATGTCTTGCAGCAGCTGGCTGGTGGCCGCGCCCTCGGTGCTGCGCTGCGCCAGCGCCGCCGCGCTGGTGTATTTCACGTCGAGCGGCCGGCCGGCCAGCTCGGGCGGCGGCGGCGGCAGCTGCCCGGCCCGCCACAGGATGCCGAACCGCCGGCCGATCTTCGCCGCCAGATAGTGGGTCTGGATGTTGCCGAGATACGGCGCCAGCAGCCGTAGCCGGTCGGCCTGCCGCTCGAGGAACTCGGTCGGGGTCATCCCGCTGCGGTTGGTGATCTGCATCAGGCTGAACCCGAACGTCTCCTTGACGTCGTCGATCATCCGCGTGACCAGCTCGATGCCGAAAGGCAGGCCCTGCGGCCCCGGCAGCCGCGCCACCAGCGGCCGGCCGCCCATCGTCATCGCCCCGTACAGCGTGGCTCCGGGATGCAGCCTGAAATCCCGCCGCAGCGCGCGCTGGTCGGGCGCCAGCGTCACCGGGTCGACATGCTCCTGCGCGCCGCGGACGTTGGCCTCGGTCGACAGGTTCAGCACCCGCACGTCCGGCAGCGCGAAATAGCCCGGGCCGCGCGCCCAGGTCTCGCGGGCGTCGAGGTCCCAGAACGGCGCATAGGCCGGGAACTCGTGATAGCCGCCCAGCGCCACGGTAACCGGACCGTCGTCGACGCACACCGTGCGCGACAGGAACGGCTTGCCCTTCGGGCCCAGCCCGCCCGGCGCCCAGCGGTCGTTCGGGCCGACATGGTGGACGAACCACACCTCGGCGTCGCCGGCCTTCTCAGCGCGCTCGCGGATCTTCGGCGGCAGGCGCTCGCCGTAGCGCCGCGCCGCGACCCGCGCCGTCAGCGCGAACCGTCGCGCCAGCTCGGCGATCGTCCCGCTATCGTCGCGCGCGATTGCCGCTTCGCTCAGAGGCAGGGTGCGGTCGAGGATGCGGCCTTGCTCCTCCCGCTCCTCGTCGTACTGCACGCCGTTGCCGAAGCAGGCGAGGTCGCCGTAGAGCGGCAGGGCGGCGTCGTAGAAGTTGCTCACCCCCGGCCGCAGGCTCGCCAGCGTCAGGTTGGTGGCGCGGTCAAGCCAGCTCTTGGCGCGATGCCAGTCGTTGAGATCGGAATCGGGCGTGCCGAGGCTGAACCACTTGTTGGCCGGGTTGGTCAGCGTGCCGTAGATGCCGGCGGCCATGTTGTTGGCCGCGATCACCGGGGCCGAGTTGAACACCCCGCGGTGCTGCCACTCGCCCGGCTGCCCGCCGCTTTCCAGCCCCTTGCGGTTGCGCATCAGCAGCGTGCTGATCTGCGCCCATTCGGGATGGTAGAGCGCCCGCGCCCGGACGAGCTCGTCGTAGCGCTTCACGACGGCCTCGGCCGCCTCGTCCTTTGCAGGCGCGTCCATCACACCCCCCCGAACGTCATGGCGCCGCCCAGGCCCTGCGGGCTGGTCAGCACGTCCGCGGCCGCGCCGGCGCGCGCCCGCCGCAGCCGCGCCTCGAGGTCGCCCTCGCGCCGTGCGGCTTCCGCCGGCGCGGCCAGGATCGGCGCGGCGATTGGCGTCGCCGCCGCCGCCGCGGCCCCGCCGCCCGCGCCCTTGAACAGCGCCTTGCACATCGTCACGCCTCCCTGTCGCTCTCGGCGCCGCTGAACCACGGCGCCAGCCACGTGAACTCCACGAACCCCTCGCCGGCCTTGCCGACCAGCGGCCGCACCTCGCCGGGCCGCGCCCCGCACCAGCGCAGGAACGCATGCGCGGCGCGATGCGCCTCCCAGCTTTGGCAGTCGACGCGCCGAAAGCCGATTCGCATCAGCTCCGGGATCACCGCCGCGCGCACCCGCCGCGCCGCGGCGCGCGCCTGCAGCGGCCGCAACGCCGGGGTCGCGATCATCATCGCCGACCCGGTGCGGGGCGCGATCTGGAACACCCCGATCAACGCCACGGGCAGGCCGAGCAGGTCGCCGTCATAGCCGATCTCGCCCCAGACCATGCGGTGTCGCGCCGCCATCAGGTCGGAGAACAGCGCATAGGGGCAGTCGTCGGCGCGCGCCGCGAAAACTTCGCGCCGATCAGTGGCCCGCATGTTGAGCAGCACCTCCAGCGCCGGCGCGGGATCGAAAGGACCGAACGCAATCATCATGGCTCTCCCGTGCGATCGAAAGGATCGACCGGCATGATGACGACGATCGCCTCACTGCACGACATTGTCGCCCCGCCGTTCACCACGATTGCTCGCGCCGGGCGCGCACCAGTCCGGCCGGGGCGCCATCGCGCGTCCCCGCCCGTCGAACGGCCAGGGGCGCAGCGCCTCCAGGCCCTGCGCCCGCGCCGTGGCGGCCAGCGCCGCCGCCAGGTCCTGTCCGCGCTCCAGCCCGTCGCGGATCACGGCCCGCCCGACCTGGCGGCCCCAGCGGTCGGCGTAGGCCACCGTCACCTCGACGATCGCGCCTGGCTCGCCTTCGAACGGCCCCAGCAGCGCGTGGGCGTGCGCGGCGGCGGCGCGGCCGGCGGCGCGCTCCTGCGGGCAGCGGGCGCGCCCGTCGCTCTCCGGCGCGTCCACGTCCTGCAGCCGCAGCACGATCTCGCCGGCCGCCTCGCAGCGCAGCCGCACCGTGTCGCCGTCGACGAAGCCCAGGATCGCGCACCACAGCGTCGCGCTCATGACTGGCACCGCCACCGGCAGCCGACGCCCCACACCGTCTCGATCCGCGCGCCGATATCCGGCCGCTTTGCACGGATGTGGACCAGCATCGTGCTGATCAAATTTCGCGGATTTTCGACCTGCGCGCCCATGACCGCACACAAATGCTCGCGCGAGACCACGCGGCCCTGCGCCGCGCGCAGCGTGTGCACGAGCTTGTTCTGCCGCCTGGTCAGGCCGGGCTCGCACGGCGGGCGCACGACGGCCTCGACGGCCAGCGCGATGACCAGCTCGGCGTCGTCGCCGAGGTTCAGGCGCGCGCACACTTCTTCGCAGGCGCGCGCGATCATCGCCGGCGTCGCGTTCATCGGGCAGTCCTCCACAGCGTGAACGGGTCCCAGCGTTGCGTCGCCGCGGCCGGCGCCGCCACGGCCGCCTCCGGCTCGGCCCGCGCCGCGCGCTTGTCGCGGTCGTGGGTCACCGGCGTCACGCCCGCCGGCGTGCCCCGGATCAGCATGGCGTGCGCCAGCGCGTCCATCACGTCGGCCTCGCGCACGCCGCGCTTCTTCGGCTTGGTGGTGCGGTTGCCGGCGGCGTCGGCCTCCTCGGCCCAGACATAGGCCGCCTCGAAGCCGCGGATCAGCCGCCGGCAGGTCGGGCTCACCAACAGCCCCGGCTCGCCCTTGTGGATCCAGTCGAGCCCGGCGCGGATCGCCCGCAGCCGCGGCGCGATCCGGTTCGCGCCCTCGGTCTGGCCCATGATCGCCACGCCCAGCGCCTCGCCGACGATGGCGTTCCAGGTCGCGGCCTCCTGGCTCTCGGCCGCCTCCTTGTCGCCGGCCATGTCGCCCCAGGCCTCGGCGACCCTGGCCTGCGCGAATTCGTCCTCGAGCAGCTCGCGGAACCGCAGCCCGAACTCCTCGGCGAACAGCCGCTCGTCGAACACGCACTCGGCGTAGACCCGCCACTGGAACGGCGGCCGGAACCCCAGCACGATCCCGGCGCCGAAGAAGCCCTGGTCGAGGCCGAGGATCAGCGCCTCGCCGGGCGCCGGCGCCAGCGCGTGCTCGGCGACGTGCACTCGCGCGTTCCACTCGCGCCGGAACACCGGGTCGCCCTGCCGGACATAGCCGTGGCGGTTGTCGACCAGCCGCCTGATCTCGTCGCCGCGGCCCATCGCCGACATCGTCGCCACCTGGTGGGCGTAGTAGCTCGGACTGAGGTTCGGCAGGTTCTCCGCGCCCGGCTCGCGCCCGCCCGGCTGGCGGAAGAAGCTGATCCGGAACCCCTGCGCCACCAGCCGGTCGCGCACCTCGCGCTGCGCCGGGTCGGGCGCCTCCTCGGGCTCGAACAGCCCGACGATGGGGTTGGTCTCCTCGCAGGCGTTGTAGGTCGCGCTCAGCTGGCCGTAGCCGCCGACGCCCGTCGGCAGGCCGCGGAAATGCTCCTTCGGCGGGTAGCGGTCGATACGGCCGATGCCGACCGCCACCACCGTGGCGTCGATGGTGTCGGCCTCCTCCAGCGCCAGGTCGGTGGTCTGCACGCCGCGCATGTTCGCCGTCACCTCCGAGGGCGATTCGCCGAAGGCCAGGAACTCGGCGGTGAACTCGATCACCCCCCAGCGGTCCTCGAACTCGATGCGGTGGGTCACCGGGTCGCCGCGCCCGCCGGCCCACTGGCCCATCTTGCGCGGCATCACCTCGAACCAGCTCGGAATCGTGGTCTGCCACAGCTGCCGGTAGGTCTGGCGGGCGAAGGTCACGCGGTAGCGCCGCCGGCCGTCGAGGCCCGAGCGCGGCGCCATCACCGCCCGGCGCTTGCGGCTCGCCATGTGCGTCCGG